TGTAACTGTCGTGCCTGTGATAGCTGCTGGAGTTGTTGTACCAATAGTAGTACCGTCAATAGTACCTCCATTAATATCAGCAGTCGCCAGTGTAGCTTGTCCAGATGTCGATACAGTTGTAAAACTACCAGCAGCAGCACTAGAAGCACCAATAGTAGCACCATCAATAGCACCTCCGTTGATGTCTACCGTGGTAAGTGTAGATGTACCAGTTGCTATTAGATCAGTCACGGTTGCTGCAGCAGAGGATGTACCACCAATAACTACACCATCTAGTGTACCGCCGTTAATGTCAGCAGTAGCAGCAGTCAGACTTGTGTTAGCTGTAAGAGTTGTAAATGTACCAGCAGCAGGTGTAGCAGCACCGATAGTTGTATTGTCAATAGCACCTGAGTCTAAGTCAACAGATGTGATGTTAGCTGTACCTAGTGTAGTTACACCAGTAACACCTAGAGTACCACCAATTGTAGTATTGCCAGTTACAGCGAATGTACCACCTACTGTAGCATTACCAGATGCATCCATTGTGGTGAAGTCAGCAGCAGCAGCAACAGTTGCACCAATAGTAGTTCCGTCGATTGCACCACCATTAATGTCAACGGTAGTAGCTGTCATTGTAGTAAAGGTAGCAGCCGCTGGAGTTGTACCACCAATTACTGTGTCGTCAATAGTACCACCATCAAGGGAGATATTCCCGATAGTAGCTGTACCTTCTATGTATAAGTCTTTAAACTTTAATAAAGAAGTACCAAGATCAATGTCATTAGTTGTGACAGGAACAATTGCACCATCTTGGAAACGTACTTGCTCAACAGCAGCAGCAGATACTTCTACGAATACACCAACACGATTGTTAGTGCTATCAATAACTACTTTGTTATAGTTATCTAAGTCAGAGATCAGAGGTACGTAATCCCCTTCTGCTGTAGTACCATCGTGCTTGTGACCACCAGATGCTGAGAAGGCATCACGGATCGCATTGTACTCTGCGTTAAGAGGGGCCGCACGTACTGTAGCGGTAGGGATAATGTCTGCTGTAGACTGTCTTGTATAACCTGCCACGGTCTATCTCCTGTCGGCTAATCCGTAAGTCATAGATATAGCTTGTATAGTATGACTTGCGCTTTGATTGTTTGTAACGTAACTTACAGATACTGACTTACCAGAACCAGATACGTTAGTTAAGGCTTTAGGTGAAGGGTTACCATCAAAGATGTCACCTGAACCATATATAGCTGTACCATATACAGCAGCAGCCCCTTCGGTAGAAAAGTTATAAGTTGTTGGGTTTAATGAATACACATCGTCGTAGTCGTAATATACACCAACAAAAACTTCTGTAGTACCTTCAGACTTTAGATATGTATCAACCTTATGTACTATCTTACGTACTTCAGGGTCTTCCATATAAAAGTATGGAGTTTGATACAAACTAAAAATATCTTCTCCATCAAATGATTGTCCACGTTCTTGTCTATGAACTTTACCAGAACCATCACCATGAATTACATGTTCAAACTGTCCGATGTATCCTGATGCAACACAGTTAGCTTCAATACCGATAAGCTGACTATATTCAAAGACGCTTTGTTTATTCTGTGATTTACGAATAGCACCAATCAATGAAAGTGAAGAGTCATTCTTAAAGAAGAACCTAAACTGTGACTTCTTCCTAATAACAACAATACTAATATCTGTAATAGTTTCAGACAAATAGTAATTGTCAAAGATGTCTTGAATTTCTTTAGATACTGGAGCTAGTTCAACATCACCAATTCTATCAGTACCTGAGATAGGACGAATACCATCTGGCCCTAAGAAGAGTAGGTCACCACCAAATTCTACCACAGAGTCAGGAGCTACACAACCTAGATTAGCTGTAACATCTTCAAGTACAAAGTTAGCTATACTTTGACCTGTTAGCTTTTTAATATTATTGGCACCAAAAATAAATAAAGTACTACGAAACTTTTTAATTGCAGTAATTTTAAAGCCTACATTAATAACGCCAGCACCGTTAGCTGGACTAAAGTCTGACGCATCTAGTGGAGCACTAAAAAATAAGTTAAATGGTTCTGAAGAATCACCAGCTAAAAATATGTGTGAAGAAAACTCTTCTGAAAACTTTGGGTTATTGGGTGCATCCGCATGAGTAATTTGTGTGTAGCTAGTACCATCATATGTAGCAGCAGGATTTTCACCATCTGTAAGAAGTATAATTTCACCAGACCAGTTGTAGTTAGTAAACCTTACACGACTTACATCTGTCATACTAGGTGAACCCGTAGTTGTTATGGCATCCCAAGACTCAGTAGTGCCATTCCATTTATGAAAGTAGTTATTACCACTAACAGGTGCTCTACAAGCAAAGATACCATCGTCTAAGTTACCGTTTACGTGAACTCCTAATACTGGCCCACTACCTGTAACTGTACCATAGTCATTTTGAAAACCACTAATACGACGATATCCACCAGATAGAGATGGCTCATAGTTAATCATGCGTAGCGCACTACCGCCTAGTGCAGTTGCATGTGATAATGGGTCTACGTTAGTAACAAGTCCACCTGCACAAACAGTAATGTGTGTATTTAAACGGTCCATCTATTAGTTCTCTCAATATAAGTAGAACGTAAATATAGTTCGTCATCTAGTAATACACGTTTCATACTACGGATACCAGAGTCAAAGTTTTGTTTATGCATATTAGCAGACTGTTCGTTACTTCTGAAGTGCATCATGTAAGACATAGCACCATCAATAATAATGTGATTAAAACGTTCAGGTATTACACATGCATCATTATATGCAGATAGTGACGCTGGAATACTCCAATATGTATATTCAATTTCATATGCTGCATTAGGAATTGGCGTCACACCAAAACTATCTCCAAATGTTTGATATACATATATTGGAGCAGAGATACCATTTACCTGATCGCCTGTATCATCAGCAGGACGATAACTAGCTAAATAGTTTTCGTATGTTAATACTTTTAGTGTAACAGGTTGGTTTTCTTGCACACTATTCTTTTTAAGATAAAACGTTTCCCAATCAACTGTAGAGTAATTAGATGGAAAAGAATACTCACGTGTACCTACAGTTAGTGTTTGTGTATATGTAGTTTTAAGAAAAGGCCACTCTTGACCATTTTGATATATCTCACGTAGACTACTGTTTATAGCATCTTTAGCTGCAGCTTGAACGTTACGTACAGTATCAAAGCCATCACCTGCAATATCAAGTGGGACTTCGTTTAAACGTCTTAGCAATTCATTTGTTAGTTCTACATATGTAGACATACTTACATCCTACGAGGTTCTATCTGTGTCATTTGATGTGCTTTTTTAACTTCATCAAATGTAGACACTATGTGACATTCAATATGTGTATACCCGTTTTCTACAGCATACTTATATCTATTGTTACCTATAAGACACCTATACTCTTCTGTTATATTTTCAGGTACAGGTCTTCTTTCAAACTTGCCAATATCTGTAGATTTAAAATCTTTATCAGTACAAACTAGTAAAGGATTTAACATTCCTTTTCGTTCTATACTTTTTGTTAATGTATTTTCAAAAGCTAAATCTTTTAAGTTGTCATTAACAGAGTTAATATTATACAAAGGTATAATTATAGTGTCAAGTTTGTTTTGGGTACACTTTAAAGTTTGTTTCAATACGTGTCTCTTCTACATCTTCTACAATAAAGTATTGTTTAAACTTTTCTACCCACCAATCAGAATCTTCAACAATCTTATGTGCGTTTGTACCATCCGATAAAATTGTTATTGCTGTTTTAGTAGAGATGTTAAAGAAACCACCTTTTATAATAAGAGACTGTAGATGCTTCATTACATTGTCTAGTAACTCAGGTTCTACGTGTTCCATAACATCGCAGCATACTACATAGTCAGCGGGATTAGGAGGGCTATCTTTACCTCTAATTCCTGGGTCATACTCATAGACAGCATACTGAGGTTTATGTTTGTCCATAAAAAGTTTAAACTTGCCATTAGCACATCCATAATCTAATATAGTTTTAACTTCTAGGTTCTTCAAAATATATTCATATTTAGGCAGTTTGTCTACGCTATGTCCTCCACCCCACTCATTGTTTGTAAGTTTATGTGTGTCGTTAAGAACTGTTTTATACTTAGAAGAAACTAGATTCATGTGAATAAGAGGGCCACAGTTAAGCAGCCCTCTCCTTTATTAATATTACGCCAAGTTGTACTTAGCTGTAACCAACGCTTCTGGACGTAGGATTTTGCGACCGTATAGGTGCATACCACGTACAATATCAGCGAATGAGTCTGGATCACGGTATGTTTCAGTCTTGTTGATTTGCTCCGCAGTTGCAGCAGCAGAATCATGACCAGCAACAATAACACCGTAGTTAGCGTTTTGGTTTGCTGTACCTGTTGTTGATGCACCAGTACCAACTGAAGGAAGGTTATTTGAAACGTGTACACGGAAGCCGTGGAAGTTGTTCAATACCAATCCGTTCTGTAGACCTGAACCACCGAAGTCTGCGTTTAGAAGACGTGAATCTTCGTCACGAAGGACTTCCATCATTACTGGGTCAATGACGATCCAACGACCTGTTGTAGGTACGTTTTGTGCGTCCAACAAACGGCCCATACGAGCCACTAGCATAGCTGGTGAAACGTAAGCTGTTGGTAGTGCTGTAGCACCTGGTAGACGTGCAGCAACTGGAATTGAGTGATCGTCAGCACCAGATGTAGTGATGTTTCCGAAGTCACCTTTGTTCAGTTTGTTAGCTGCCAAAAGTTCGTCTGAACCTGCAGATGAGTTAGCTTTAGTACCATTAACAGTTGTGTTAACAGTGTCAGCATTGTCATGCAAAGCAGACTGTGCATAACCAGATACATAGCCAAGAACTTCTTGGTCATACTGGTCAGCAAGACGATATGCCGCACGATCAGATGCAAGGCTTTGGAAATTGACGTGGCTGTGCGCCTCTTCAATATCGTCCACTTTGAAGGCAAAGTAGTTCGCCTTATCTACGACTAGAGAGAAATCGTTATCTGTCAAATCTTGTGGTGCGATTGTTGTACCACGTAGATATGCAGATACTGAAATCTCAGGTTCTTTAATGATTTTAACAGTGTCACCCATGTTTGCGATTTCACCGAAATAATCATTGTTAGTAATTGCGTCAGCAATAGATGCTTTGCGGAATGCAAGTTGCACCTGTTTGCTGTAAATAACTGGTGAGAAATTACCGTTTGGTAGGTTTCCGTAACCAGAAGCTGTTCCGAATGCCATGATAAATACTCCTTTAGCATTAGAATTTACAGATGCAAACTATACAAGTTTTAACTAGAGGCTAACAGTCTATGGGTGCATATGCGTTACAAAGTACAATGATCAGTTATACATAAGAACGTATACGGGCCACTCTTGCTAGGTTGTCCGTAAAGACTTAGTGATGTTTGCTAAAAAATTGATAAGTGATACAGGTAATCCGTATAGGAGGCTATATCACTTATAGTTTATACACATATAGTTATACTTATAAAAACTAATATGTCAATAGCTTATCTAGCAGAACCAGATAAATCATATACGAATTTGCCTGTACGGATTGCTTCCATAATATCATCAGACATTTTTTCGTATTCTTGTGCTGACATTTTCTGTACATCTGACTCTTTAATGTACGAAGATGTCGCATCTGTTTCAGGACGACTGCGGCTAGTACGTGTTCCTACAGAACGTGCTGCGTCTTTGCCATCTTTCTTTTTAGTTTGAATGCCTTTGTCTGCTTTATACAGATCAATGGCACGTGCTGCTGATCGTGCATCTGCATCATTTTCGTAAAGAGCATCTTGAACCCATTTAGGTTGTTCTTCAGCCCAATTGTGAAAATCGTCACTGTCACGAATCTCATCAAAGTCAGGATGTATACGCATCAACTCAGCTTCGGCTTTTTCACGAGATGCAGTGATACGCATTTCATCTACTAGCTTAACACGATCCTCTAACTCAGCAGCTTGTTCTTTAGCTTTTTTAATTGCAATAGTTTCTACAATTGCTGCTACGTCAGGATACTTTTGTGTCCATGCCTCAATGTCTTCATCTGACTTTGGCAGTTTAATTTCTTTTTTAGTTGCATCAGAAAGTTGGGATTGAAGTTTATCAAACTTTTCTGTCCACTCTTTTTCTTTGTCTTGCATGAGCCGACGAAGATCACCATAACGTTTCTTAAAACTTTTTTCTTCTGCATTAGTAGGTTCAGCTTCTTGCGGTTCTTTTGCTGTTTCCGCTTCACCCTTTTGTTCTGCAATAAGTTGTTCTAGTTCTTCTTCGTCTTTTTTAATTCGTTCTTCATTTGAGTATTTGCGATTTGCAAATGCTGCTTTTTTAGGGGCTTCCATTTCAGAAGCCATTACTTCCATATTCTCACTCATTGTGATTTCCTATACTGGGGCCACCGTAGCCATGTTGGTTAGGGGGATGGGTAGCCAGTCAAATATAACAAGTTAATGTGTTGTTATCACACAGGCATGTCAGGCTGTTCTTCCAATTGACGTTGTAATTCTAAATCACGCCGCATATCTGGAGGAGGGGCCATAAACATTCTTTCAGTTTCGTCTTGAGGTTCTTCTTCGTTTACGTCTTCTCGTTGCATCCGACCTTGAAACTCTTCTACGGGCTGTACGCCTTCAGGATTTAGTACAGCTTCTTCTGCAAAGAAGTTTATCTGTTTTCCAACTGTACCTGTAACTTCAGGACCGAGTATCTTTCCAATAAGTTGAAACTCTTCAGAACCAAACATATCTAATAAAGAAAACTTTTCATCATCTGTTAGATTATTTATACGATCTACTAGTGTATTTGTGTATTCATTAACAGTCATGCTATCGCTTGACTGCATGGAAGACTCCATACCTTGTAATAGTTCTTCCTCTTCCATGTTAAGTCCTTTCAATATCTACTAGATCGTTACGTAGCATTTTATACAATGCAATTGTATATGATGGGATATAGAAAAACAAGAGGCCGATTAAAGATTTTACATCTTTTTTGTTTTTAACCCTTGAATCATAGAAACCATCAGACAACCACTGAATAATTTTATTATCTACATGCGGTGCAATAACTGTTTTACCAAATACCGTGTAGCCATTACGCCATAGTTTTGTATCAAATTTATCCTCTGGCTTTGCGTCCATACACCACTTAATAAGTTTTGTCTTTTTAATTGTAGGCCAATAACCTTTATTATTTAGTGCGGTTGCTACATAACAGCTATAGCCACCTGTCTTTGAACCTGAATCTTTACTATCATTACCAGAATCGTTTGGCTCATACTTAGCAAAAAATCCAGTACCAGATGTATTTGTTTTAGATGCTGTACCGCTTTCTGATGCTTTGTGAACACTACCGCCATATTTAATTGCTTGCGCTTTACTTGCAGAAGACATGTTTTTACCTGCGTTTTTTGCTTGTATTGAATCCGCTCCGTATTTATCTACTGCCGCTGCATAGTTATCCTGACCTGCACGATGCTTTGCAATAATAGCGTGGTGATTGGCTGTAGCTGAATCACCATTTCTTATTGCGTTATCGTATGATTGCTGTTCTTTAAGAGATAAGTTTCCTGAAGATTGCGGCATACCATGTTGATTCATTTGTATAGCACCGCTACTATCTGTTACAGCTTGAAATCCAGCAGCACCACCAGATAGTCTATTATCTGCTACGTCATACTTTGGACCCTCGTCTTTAATTTGTTGCGCATAGTTTGTGTAAATTTTAGTTCTACCTTCTTCAGAAAAACTATCTTTAATTCCAGACACAGCCTTTTTTGCATCTTCAAACAATGCATTGCCAAATATTTTTGTGTTTCTAAATCCACCAGCTTCGTTGTATTCTTTTAACTTTGCTGCAGCATCTGCAGATAAACCGCCTTTGCCCTCTCGCCAACCTTCAAATTTTTCATCTAAAACTTTTTCAATTTGAGTTTGTTCTCTATAACCAGCAGCAAGAGTACCCCCACCAATAATTGGACTAAGAGTCATTAAGCCTTGACCAGCCCCTAATGTTTTCTTATTATCTAACCACATATCTAAAAGAACATCAGGGTTATCACTTTTTAATTTATTTTGTTTGTCTTGAAATGCAGCTTGTTGACGTTCTTGATCTGCTCTATCTCTTAGCTGCAGTATTTCCCTTTTATCACTGTCATCTTTAGCTGTTACTTGTGTAGTAGACACACCAGTTTGTCCTGTTGTACCTGTTTGTCCAGTAGTTCCAGTAGCACCACCACCGCCACCAGTAGACACATTACCTGCATCATACTCAGATTTAGGAATGTATCCAGCAGGAATTGCTTGTACTGGTTTACCTTGATAGAAGTTAATTTCTATTGTAGCACCTGTGCTTGGATCAATGTATGTTACTGTAGTATATGCATCTTCAACTGTAGGAACAAATGGAGTTGTAGGAGTTGTAGTTGGCGCAGGAGTAGGTGTAGTTGGAGCACCTACAAATAGCGGAGTGTATCCACCAACAGGTGCCGTTGTAGGTTGTGTAACATTTGTAGGCTGACCACTAACTGGAATTGTTGGTGCACCCATTAATGGTTGGTTAGCATAAATAGATTGTTGTGTACCTATAACACCAGTAGATGGAGATACATACGTACCTTCAGCAGCGTGTAATACACCACCGTGTGCTTTTTCTTTAGGTTCTTTACTATCTTCTACTTCCATAGGTTCTGCGACAATAATAAGATCATCCACAGTAAATGGAATATCATCAGGCAGTGTAGCTTCGTCAGCATTTCCCATCTGACCCATAGCTTCCATTTTCTTTATGCCCATTTTAGCTTCTTGTCGAAGTTCCATTAGTTTTTCTAAACCATGATAACGTACAACATCAGCAGGAAAAACAAACTCTCCTTCACTTAGCATAGCAGGAATATCATCTCGTACTTCTTTTTTAGTACTTCCAGTAGGAACATCGTTTCCCGATTCCTCATCTACCATGCCGCCCTCTTCTTTAAGGCCACCTTCTTCAAAGAGTTCCATTTGTTCTTCCATAGTAATTTCCTTACTGAGATTTTAATACTTCATCACGTAGTAGTTTTAATCTACGTAATTGATAAATAGCACCTTGTGCTCTATGTACTGCAACTACTTCACTTGTTTGTTCCATAGTACGATGTTGTTGGTCTATTAATGAATCTAAATATGCTTCAAACTTAGACCACTGAGCTTGGTTACTAACCAGCCCCTTGAGCTTGCTGTGGTGCTCCTTGTCCTGCATTTCCACTAAATCCTTGTTCTTGTGGTGTAGGTGCTTGGCCCATGCCTATAGTACCACCACCTGCTCCTGATGTATCCATTGGGTTTGCACCTGCTAGACCACCTTGTTGTGCTTGCTGTTCTTGCTGAAACTGTTTCATTAGTTCAGCTTGAATTA